TCATTGAGCGCTTGAATGTTCATAAGTTTCCTCCATCTGCGTTGGCGAAGCGGCGGCGTGCAGCGCGAGCCAATCGTGGGACCAGCGCGGCGTGATCGTGGCGGCGCGGCTGGCGGCGATGCGGCCGAGCCGTTCGTAGCCGTCCTTGCCCAGCGCCGAGATGTGCTGTGAATGGGCCGTGTACCAGCGATAGACGTAACTCGGCCGCGCGTCGTGCTGGATCGGATCGGCCCGACGCAGGTTCGCCGCCTTAAACCGCTTGAGCAGCCCCTGATCCTGGCCGCTCTGCATGAAGGGATACCCGCAGACGCGGTCGAACGCCTCGCGGCGGAACGACCACGCGCCGTGGAACAGATACTGGTTGGCCTTCCGCTCGAGGCGGTTTCGCTTGTCGCTGTAGATGACGGTCGGGATCGTGTAGTCGGCCGCGGCCAGCGCCGAGGCGGCGGCGCTCAGGTGCCAGGGAAGATAGATGTCGTCGTCGTCCCACACGCAGTAGGCATCAACGTCGGCCGAGATCAGCGCCGCCGAGGCGTTCCGCTTTTCGCCGAGCGTGCGAAACCGCAGCGGCAGCGAGACAACCCGCCAGCCGTCGCCACGCTGGTTGCCGTACTGGCCAGCGTCGTCCAGCACGATCAGCTCGCGCAGGTCAGCGGGGTAGTCTTGTCGCACGAAGCACTCGATGGCCTCGGCCAGGAGCGTTGGGCGCTTATACGTGCAGCAGATCGCGGCGATCTTCATGCGATTCTCCTTTGAGCCAGGCTTCGCAGGCCCGCATCAGGCGGCTGCGGTGGGCCAGATGCGCGGACCAATTGCGGCCGTGGATGGAATGCGGCGCGGGTAGTTCGGTGACTGGCAATCGATGCACGCGGTTCATGCGGCCGGTGTAGCGCATCGCGGTGTAGCTGAAGAGGATGTCCTCGCCGTTGCCGACGGGCTTTCCTTCCCGTTGGATCAACTCGAACTCGGGCGCAACGTCGAAGAAGTCGGCCGCGTAGCGCCGCGACGCGACGAGCGCCCGCGTCAGCACCACCGGCACGTCGCCATTGGCCACGTTCCGCGGGTCGTAGGAACCGTCCGCCTTGGGGCGACGCCCGAAGAGGCCGTGCAGAACGTCGGGGTCTTGCCGCCACGCGTCGTACAGGCCTCGTAGCGACTCGGCAGGCAATTCGAGATCGTCGTCCTGGATGAGAACGCACGGGTGCCGCGCCAAGCACGCCGCTGCGAAGCGAGTATAGAGGCCCAGGTCTTGTTCGGCGTTGATTACCTTGGCCCAGTCGTGACGGAATCGCTCGGCCGGGTTGTTGTTCCAGACGATGGCCTCGGTAACGATGCCGCCGGCGCGCCAGCCATCGACGATGCGGGCGACGTTCGCCGGGCGTTTCCAGTTGAGAATAACGGCGGTGATCATGCGGCGGCCCTCCGTTCAACGGCCATTGAATCAAACAGTCGTTGCCAGCCCGCCCAGATCACATCGGGGCTGGCGAGTTCGTTGACGAGACGCTCGCGGGCGGCATGGACGATCCGCATCCGCAGGTCTTCGTCGTAGGCGAGCATGGCGGTGTAATGGGCCAACTCCTCGTCGCACTTGCCGAGGAACCCGGTGACGCCGTGCAGGATCATTTCTCGCCAGCCCCATTCGTTCTGGACGACGAGGGGCACGCCCATCGCCATCGCCTCCAGGCCGACACGCGGCCAGTTCTCGCGAGCGCCGCCATTGACCGGCAACGTGCAATGCAACTGGCGGAAGAAGTCCTGCGCCGTGATCGCCATCGGCTTAAGGCAGTCCGACCACGCCGGCGCTTTGCCGAGCTTAGTGTGCGTCCGCTCATCCATGCCGAGCATGAGGGCACGCTTGGGGCGATACTGGATGCGCTCGTAAATCGGCCAAGTGTTGCTCGACCACTTATCTCCGTCCGGCCGGGCGGCGCGGCCGACGACAAATGCCTCGCCAGCGGCGTGCGGCCGCGGGCTGAAGGGCCACTCGTCAGCATCGAATGCTCCGCGGATCAGATGCCCCTGCGCCGGTTGGTAGCCGAATTCGGCCAGCTGCGGTTCGAGTTGCCCGCGTTGGAATTCGCTCTGGAATACAAAGGCGTCGAATGGGCCGCACGCGCGATAGAAGTCGCGCTCGGCGTTGAATAGCCAGGTCATGCAGTTGACCCAGACCATGCGGCAGCCCAGTTCACGCAGCCGTTTGGCGTTCGCCAGGAAAGCGCTATTACAGAAGCTGACGATGGTGCCGCCGGCCAGTCCAGCCACCTGCCCCAGCGTCTCGGCGGTCGCTGCATGGGTGACGCAGCCGAGCGCATCGAGCCGGGTTTTCCATTTCTCATCGGCACCCCAGGTCGGAATGAGGTGGACCTCGACGCCGAAGCGCCGCCAGATCTTCACCGTGTGCCACGCCTCGGTGCAGGCCCCGCCGAGATCGCCGGGATAGCCCATCAAAAACACTTGCATGAACGGTTGCTCCTTAGGACGAACTGCCGGGCGGCGGGCCGCTCGACGGCGCGGAACTGAGTGGACTCGACGATGTGGGCGGCGCGCTCGACGGCGCAGAACTCGTCGGCGGGCTGGATGGCGTATGCGAATCGCTCGATGAGGACGAGCTTTCGCTGGATGAACCTACGCCTGAGGGCGTCGGGGGCGAACTGGATGTCGGCGGCGAACTCGACGTGGGCGGGCCGCTGCTAGGCGGCGAACTGCTTGTCGGCGGATCGCTTGAGCCGGGATCGCTGCTCGATTGGGCGTCGCTGGAAGATTCACCGCTCGACGAGTCGCCGCTGGAGGACGGATCGCTGGATGACGAACTGGCCTCGCTGGAACTGCTGGACGAAGAGCTGCTGCTTTCGCTCGATGAAGATGAACCGCTGCCGCTCGAACTACTCGGTTTCGAATTGGACGATGAAGGCTCGGAGGAGCTGGAGCTCGACGACGAACCGGAGCTCGAAGACGAGCTTGACGAAGAACTGCTACTCGACGAGGAGGAACTCGAGGACGACGAGCTGGAAGAACTGCTGCTGGATGAGGAAGAATTAGATGAGCTGCTCGCGCTGTCCGACGAACTGCTTTCGCTCGAACTCGACGAGGAAGGCTCGGACGAACTGCTGCTGCCCGACGAGGATGACGAGGATGACGAACTGGAGCTGGAGGAACTGGACGAGCTGCTCGACGAACTGGAACTGCTCGAACTCGATGAACTGCTTTCGCACGGCTCGCAGCAATCCTCGCGCACCCATTCGCCGCGTTCCACGCGCGTCGCATTGTGAACCTCAACCGGCCGCTTCATCAGTTTGTTCTCGGCCAGGCACTGGACCTCGAAAAGTTGCAGCGTGCTGTCGCTGCTGCTCCCGCTGGACGAATCGCAGCAGACCGGCACGGTGCAAGGCGAGCCAGGTTCCACGCTCCGCAGCTGGCCGCAGACGAATGACCAACGCTCGGTCGGGAATGTGATTGAATCGCCGCTCCGCACTGGGCACGGGATCAGAACCTCCAGCACCGTCGTCAGGCCTTGGCCGGGCGGGCACGGTCCGCTGCTCGATGGCTCGCTTGATGAAGGTTCGCTACTGGACGATTCGCTGCTCGATGACGGTTCGCTCGACGATGGCTCGCTGCTGGATGAAGATTCGCTCGAGTTGCTGGACGAGCTGCTTTCGCTCGAAGAACTGCTGCTCGATGACACCGACGAGGATGAGCTCGACGATGAGCTGCTCGACGAGGAAGAACTACTGCTGGAACTGGATGACGAGGACGAGCTGGAGGAATCGCAGCAACCTTCGCCCAGCTGCACAACTTCCCATTTCTGGCTGTCGGCCAGCCATTTGGCCCAGCCATACGTTCCCGCAGGAACGCTCTCGGCCTCGGTGCAACCGCAGTCGCCGCCCGACGTGCCGCCTGCCTGGCACACCTTGGGGCAGACGACGCCGAGCGAGTCGTACAGCGTGAACGGGCAATCGGCTTCGCACCACTTGGGCGTCCCATCCTCGGTTTCGCTGTACACGATCCGCACCGCCGCCGCGCTGCCGCAGCGCGACAGGGACGAGAGCAATTTGAATCGGCGGAAGTCCTCGGGGAAGTTCGACAGGCGAACGACCGCCCATTGCTTTCCAAGCCCGCCTTCGCGCCACAGAATGCGGGCGGAACCAACGGGCCGGCTGAGCAGCACCGTCGGATCGTCGTGCTTCACGTCGGCGAACTCGTGGCACTCGTCCTCAACCTCGATGTACGCCGGGCAGGTGCCGCTGACCCAGGCGCGGCCGATCTTGCCGACGCGCAGCGGGTCGAGCAGAATCATGAACCGTCCGAAGTGGTCGGGATGCTTGGGCTTCACGCCGACCAGCGCCACCTGGTTCTTGAACTCTCGCAGGTGCGAACCAGGAGTGATGATTGGCGACGAGATGCCCAGCACATGAAACCGCAGCCGGTCTTCGCCGCTGCCGTTGCGCATTTTGATAATGTCGGCCTGCCGAATCTGGTCGAGCGCGTCGGCGAGTTGATCGTGCTTCTTCCCCTTTTGAGCTCGTACCGTGTCCAGGAAGGAGTTCCACACCTCGGAGGAGAACTCTAGCGGTTGGCCAGTCTGGGTCTTTTTGAAGCGGTCGCTCATCGCTTACGTTCCGATCCCCAGGCCAGAGAAGTCGCCATACTCGTAGACCTGCTCGACATAGGCCGCGATCGGTTTCTTGATGAGTGTTTTGGCCGCGTTGTCCTCTTCGTCGGCGAACCGAATCCAGAGGTAGTGCCAGCCCTCCTTGCTGGCGACCACGATGTTCCCCAGGTGCAGATCGGTCACATTCGGGCTGGCGGCGAAACGGAACGTGATCTCCCAGTCCTCGAAGCCGCGCTTCGCGCCGCTCGCACCGAGGAACAGCACTTCCCCACGGGCGAACCCTTTGAACGGGGCGTCATTGACCTTGCCGGTCAGGAAGAAGAGGGCCGCCTTATATGCGCCGGTGACTAGCGCATCGTCGATCTGGTGCGTCTCGGTGAAGTTGTAGATAGGGACAGTAATATCTGTCCCTTCGATCTGATCCTGGTTGACGCCAATCGCGCCCTGGAAGTCAGGAGCGATCTCGCCTGGCGCGGCATAGCGGCCAACCGTTGTGAGGCTCTGGCTGATGTGCTGGTTGCCGCCGCCCGTGTCGAACGTGAACTGCGACTCGTCTTCGAGCTTCACATAGCGGACCGAGCATTCCCACACGCCGCCGCCAACCGTCGAGATCGTAAAGCTGTCGCGTTTGAGCCCGTCATAGAATGCCGGTGCCGTGGCTGCGACCAGCCCTTTGACGAGCAGATCGTCGTCGGTGCCCTGGACGACGTAGAGTAACTCCGTGTTCGGGTCTTCGCTCTCCGTCGCCTCGCGGCTGTTGTATCGTTCGTCGATGGTGATGGGCATAGTTCATCCGTGCTACGGCGCGAACACGAGCTTTCCTTGCTTGGCCTGCGCGAGCAGGTCCTTGGTGTTGACCACGATCTGCTCAGCGGCGCGGGCGGTGCGCTCGGCGAGGCTATCGGCACCCAGGCCGCGAGCGGCGAGCGCATTGAATGTTCCCTTGGCCTCGACCTTTCGCTGCTCCTCGGCCAAGACGCCGCCGCTGGTGGAAAGGCTGTCGTCGACCTGCTTTAGACGCTCGGGATCACCGCTCTCGGCAGCGGCACGCTTCTTGGCCGCTTCGGCGATGGCGTCCTGCCACTCCTTCCGAGCGCCCGCGAGCTCCCCTTCCGTCTCGGCCAGGTCGTCGGCAAACTGCTTCTGCCGGCGGGCATGTTCTTCGGATTGCATGTCGCCCAGCGTCGATTCGACGCCGGCCCGGTCCCGCTCGATCTGATCGCGGCGATCCTGCCGCTCGCGGTCCCGCTGGCCGACTGCATCGAGCATTTGCTGGTCCGCCGCGCCGGTCGCTTCGCTCACTTCGCGGTTGATCTGCGACACCTCGGCATCGACATCGACCTCGTCGCTGAACAGCGACTTGAGCCGTACCCAGGCCTTCTTGATGAAGCCGATGGTGTTGTGCCAGGTGTGCGTGAGCAGGTTACTGAAAACGGACCAAGCGTCGGCCAGGAACCCGACCGTTTCCGTCCAGCCGACTTCGATTGCCGCCCAGCCGTTGTTGAGAATCTTGGCGACGCCGAACACGGCATCGGTCCAGAGGGAGAGGAAGAACTCTTTGGCCCCGATCCACAGTCCGTTGAGGAAGTGGATGCCGCGCCGCCATTCCATCTTCAGCGTGAGCCAGACGATTTTCGCCGCCAGCGCCAGGTCGCCGGCTGCGAGCGCGTCGCCGATTCCCTGCCACGCTGCAAGGGCGTCGTTCTTGAGCGTCTCGAACCGTTCCCCCAGCCACGCCAGCGCCTTGGCACCCAGGCCGGACGCATATAAGAGGTATGCGCCCAGGGCGACCGCTGCGACGATCACGAGGCCAATGGGCGATAGCAGCAGTGCGATGATTTTCCCAAGGATAGCGATAGCCGTGCTGATCGCCCCAACGACCGTGATTACAACGCCAATGGCCGCTCCGAACCCCGAGATGAGGCCGCCAAGAACAATGAGGGCAACGCCTGCCGCAACCACCGCAGCGGCGATCTTGAACACCGTGACGACCAGGGCCTTGTTCTGTTTGATCCAGTTGACGGCCGCGACCACGAACTTCGTGGCTTTCGCGATCAGGTCGGTAAGCATCGGGGCCAGCGCCGAACCGATGGCGAAGACACCGGCCTTGATCGATTTCCACAGGTCGTCGAGCGTGTCGCCAAACAGCGTGGCCGCTTGGGCGTCGTCCTTGGAAATCGTCAGCCCCAATTCGCGGGCCCGCTGCTGGAGTTCTTCGATCCCCTTGGCCCCGCCCGCCATCAGCGGCAGCAACTGCGTGCCCGACTTGCCGAACACCTTCATCGCCATCGCCGCTTTGAGCGTCGGATCTTCGATCCGCGACAGGCGATCCGCGATCAGCTTGAATTGCTGGTCGGGAGAAAGGCCAGCGAGCTGCTCGACCGTAAGGCCGAGCATTGCGAGGTTTTCCTGCGCCGACTTCGATCCCTTGGCCGCATCGAGCACCGACGCCTGCATACGCCGCAGGCCACCTTCGAGCGTTTCTAGATTTGCGCCCGATTGGTCCGCCGCGTAAGCGAGTTCCGAGAGCGTCTCGACCGCGACCCCGGTGCGATCCGAGGCTTTGTTGACCTGATCGCCCGCCGTGGCGAAGTGCTGCACCGCTGCCAGGAGTGGCGCGATCACCGCGCCGCCGGCAGCGACCATTTGAAAGCCCATCGCCTGCACGCCGGCTCCGAAAGCTTGCAGTTGCTGCGACGCCGAGCGCAGACCTTTCACCATCCGGCTGTCCTTGGTGAACAGCTCGATGTAGGCCGCGCCGGCGCGGATGGCTTGGGCTGCCGCCATGCATCACCTGCAATCCACAAAGATGGTTTTCAACGTGCGAACTCCGGTCTTGGCTTTCACGGGCTTCTTCCGCTCGTTCGCCAGCGGGTTGAATTCCGCGGGCGTGAACGGCTGGGGCTTCTTCTTCGGGTTGCGATGGACGTTGGCGAGCATCGCCAGGAGCGCCGACGTGTGCTGCCACTCGTCGCGCCGCCGGGCGTCGGCCATCCAGACCAGTTCCCGCAGCGTCAAATGGCCGGGCTCGACGCCGACGATGCCGGCGAGTTGCCAGATGAGTCGCCAGGCGTCAGCGCCGGTAGCCCGTCCCCGTTGAGGATCTGTTCCAGCTGCCGGTCGAGCTTCGGATCGTCCAACCGCTTGCTGGCCGTCTCGACCGCCTTCGTCTGAAAGGCCTTCAACTTCGCGAGCGCCTTGGCCAGCACCTGACGCTTCGCCAGCGGGAAAAAATCGACGAGTTCCTCCAGGAGACAGGTCGTGCCGAGATCGATGGCGTCGCCCGCCATCGCGCGGCCGAAGTCTTCGTCGGTGACCTGCTTGGAGTCCGCCTCGGGCTTGCACAGCACATACAGCACGTCGCAGAGCATGACCGGATCGGAGACGAGCCTTTCGATCAGCTTCCCCTCAACCGCTTCGAGCAAGTTGACGCTCAGCAGCGACTTCACCCGTTTGATCGCATCGACGTTGATCGCGACGGTCCAGGTGCGGCCGGCGTTGTCGTTGAACGTTTTCATGCGGTGACCGCTCTCCTATCAGGCCGAGGAACTGCCTTCGCCGTTGATCCACTGGGGCGCGTTGGCGGCGTAGGTCGGCTTGATGGTCACGTCGACCATGATCGCCTCCTCCAGCGCCTCGTTTCGCGTGAAGTTGAAGATGTCGAATGTCGCCCGCAGGCCTTCCGATTCGGGATCGCCCATATCGCCATCCATCACGGCGAACTCGATAGGCGTGTTGCTGAAGAACGCCTGCTGCATCGCCGAGAACCCGGCGTCGGCCGTGTCCCACACCATTTGGAACTCGATGCTGGCGTCCTTCAGCGTGCCGACTGTCGCTCGCCAACCGCCGTTGGCGCGGGTCGTCACGTCGGCTTCGCCCTTTTCGAGGTTGAGCGTGAGGTCTTTGACGTTGGTGACCTCGGTCCAGATGGGCGAACCAAAGCTGCCGCTGTTGCGGTACAGCTTCGCGTCCATGCCGAGTCGAGTGGACATCGTGGTGTTCTCCTATGCTTTCACCGACCCGGCCCACAACTTGGGCAGGCGGTCTTGGGTCATTTCGAGTGCAGGTCCCATGAACGGCCGCTTGGGATAGCGCTGCCGCTTGTAGCGCCCGCCGTGTTCGTGAGCGCTGCCCGATTCGCCGACCTTGGTATGCTCAGGCCCGATGACGACCAGGTCCTTCTGCTTCTCCACGTCGAACATGATCGCGCCGCGAAGCTGCCCCCTGCGGGTGCTGGGCGGCTGACCTTCGGGGCTGGCCTTCTTGCGTTTGCGGATGCTGCGCTTCGCGGTAAGGCGGATCGCCGCGCCGGCGTGGCCCAGGCTCTTGAAATTGCCTTGCTTGGCCTTGGCCAGCACCTTCTTGGTTTCGTCTTTGGTTTTGACCGTTGCTCCGATCACCGGCGGAAGGTTCTCACGAGGATTCTGGCGATCACGACAACCACGAGTACAACCAGTAACGCTCCAATCGCCAGTAGCAATCGCGGCGTCCATGCCGCGAGTTGCCACCAGCCGTCGATTAGGTCCGCGACGGCGCGGAAGGCGCGTCGGACTGGTCCGTCTTGGCGCTCTTGACGGTCTGAGCGGTCGCGACGGCGCTCAAGGTCTCGACCAGCTTCTGGAACTGGTCGTCGTTCAGTAGCGGCCGTCGCCCGCTTTCGATCCGATACTGGCGATAGGTTCGCAGAGCCCACGGCACGCCGAGCGCTAGCAGGAGCGTCAACAGCGATGTCGCGGCCACCGCTCCCGCCGTTCCCCATAGGCCGGTCGGCTGCGTCGTCGAGTCGGGTGCGGGACTCGGAGGGATCAGCGGCCGGCCGTCGGGAAAAACCGGCGCGACCGGCGACGGCGGATCGACCTGGGGCGCGGGTTGCCACGGCGGATCGATGCCGATCGATCCCTCGGGCGCTCGATAAGGCGCTTGGCGAGGCGGTTGCGATGCCTCGTATTTCTGCACGTAACGCCGAATCGCCGTCGTGATCTCCCGCGCCAGCCGCTCAGGATCGCCACCGTAGGCTGCCTGAAACACGACCGTGCGGGCATCACCATACCGACCGCTGCGTGGCGGTTGAACAATGATGGTTGGGTACGACGTGACCTTGAGGTTCTCGAAGCGAAAGGCCTGGCTCCGGTCCTCTCGCAGGTAGACGTTGTAATGCGCCCATGACTGCTTCGGATCGTTGGGATTCGCGAGCGCCAGGAGCCAGGCATTCGTCGTCCATTCGGTTTTGAGTTTTTGGCACGCAGGACAGCCTTGCATTGAGAGCACGCTGATATGCCATTTGTCGGCGTCGGTCGCAGGCGGAGCCATCGCCTCGACGAAGCCATCTGCGCCATCGTTGCGGATACCGTCGATGTGCTGCACCAAGTCCCCCATCCGCAGCACTTCGGCCTGATCGACTTCGACTTGCTGCGCCAGCGTCGTCGCCACCCACAACAGACTCATCGCCATCGCCAAAACCATTCGTCCCATGTGCCTTCCCTCCGTTGTTGAAAGTCCCGTTCCCACTGATCACCACCACTGCACGTACTGCGGCCGCTCGGGATGCGGCGGATAGTCGAGAATCACAACCCACTGCCCACTGGCCAGATGTAAACGCCGAAACGCGGCTTCGTCGTAGGCGTCGATGCGATGCGGGCTGTTGTTGTTGCAGACGTACCAGGTGCCGGTGTGCTCGTCGTAACCCATTAGGGTTTGGAAATGCGCCGAGCCCGCCCCGATGGCCGCACCGCGTCCCGACTTGGCGGCCCACTTCATCCAGTCCCAGGTGTCGCGCCCGGTGACGTTGTAGATACGGATGCCGCGGCGCTGGCTATACGCAGCGACGCGCGACGGGCCCGAACCGCCACGCTCCCTTGGGCCGTATTCCGTATCCCACAGCAGAGTTGCCGCAACAGGAACGTTCTGATCCACGCCGCACATGCCGATGCTGCACTGGACGCAACTGCCATCCGGATTGCGAAACCACTGCCGCAGCTCGCGCGGCAAGTCAGCCGCCAGTCGCGGATCAGGCGGCTCAATCGTCTGGGCCGCAACCGACCCAGATGCAACTAGCGAAATCAAAACTACAAACGCCCACTTCATTCGCTGCTCCTCCTATCGCACCACGCGAAACGTGAGAGTCAAAACACTGGTGAATTGCCGAAACTCGTCGAGGTGTTCTTGCGAGAACACCGGCGAGTTCTTCACATCCATGCACCGAGCGCCAGGGAAACTGGCGAGCGGGCTGGCGTGGAAGTGATCCGCGATCTCCTCCACGAGCGTCATCAACGCATCGAGTGTCGCCTGCGCCATGTCCGTCTTCTTCTGCACGGCTACATCGATCTCGTAGCTGAAGGTGTCGCGACTGCGGTCGAGCGACGTACTGGAAATCGCACGCGGCACGACAGTGACATGCAACTCTTTCATGTCCGGCAACTTGAAGGATGGCGCATAATGTCGCGTCGCCGTCAGTGGCTGGCTGAACGTGGTTGCATTGAGCTGCACGACCACGGCATCTGCGATTTGGATGATCGTCGCCAACTACGCTTCCTCTGTCTCGATCAGCTTCGTGTGAATCCGCAGCGTCCGCCGGTACGGATCGCTGTAGCGCCAGTGCTGCTCGCCTCCCAGTGGCAGCACCTCGTAGGTGTGCTTCTGGCCGGCATCGATCTCCTCGATGCGGTCCCCTTTGGCGGGTAGCGTTTGCTCGCCCGCCAACACCAGGTCCGCCGTATCGATCAAGTAGTCTCGCACCTGCATGCGGACAATCACGCCTGCCCCGTCGTCCTGCTCGAACAGGGTCCGCCCGATGGTTGCCTTGACGACCACCGACTGCACACCGCGCGAGTAGGTCACCTCGCGCGTCGCGTGCTTCTTCCGCTGGCCTTCCAGCCAGGCGGACCCTTTGTCGAGTAGGTCGCTCACGGCTTACGCTCCGCTGCTGGAAGCCTCAGTGGAAATGGCGCAGGGGCACAGCCTCACGCGCACCGAGGCATCGGCGTCTGCCGCAGCGACCACGACCTTGCCGAGCAGCTTGAAAGCGCCGCCGCCATCGTCGGGCACCGCGAACTTATTCACCGCATCCCAGTACGCCAGAGAGCCGACGGCAAACGTGATACCACCATCCGCCTCTTTGTCGAAGTCGAAGATGCCCTCGACCGCGAGTGCGCCGGCGTGTCCTGCCGGAATCGGCACCTTGGCCACGCCGACCATGTCGCCTTGCACGATCACATCTCCGGCGGCAACCGCCGAGCCGGGCGTATAATCGATGGCTGCACCATCCTGAATGAAATCCGCCATGTGCTACCGTCTCCTGAGTGATGAAGGATTGAACGAGATGGGAATGGGCTATGCGCTGGCCTTCAGCGCGCCGCGGTGATCGATCCGCGCGACGCCGAAGTCGAAGTAGCACCGCAGCTGGATGCCGAGCGTGTTGAACTGGGCGTCGGCCGTCTCGATGGTGGGCTGGCGCTGGCCCCGCAGGTACGCGACTTGGAACGCGGGCAGATTGTTGGGATCGGCCAGCAGATACCAATTGGAGTTCGACGCCCCCGGCATACCGGCGAGCGCCAAGTAGGGCGACGACTCGACGCGGAACCGCCCGCGGAACGGATTGTCGACTCCCTGCGACTTGTTGTTCGCCGGCGTCTGGTTGACCGTGGCCGAGGTCCACAGCTGGTCGGCCAGGAACTTGAGGCCCGGCGGCACGAGCAGGATGGCGGGCTGGCTGTAGATCGGGTCGCCGTCGACGGCCACTTGTCCGAGCATCGCCGCCTCGCCCAGCCCGAGCCCTTCGACGGAAAGCGCAGTTCCGGTGAGGCGATTGCCCTTCGCCACCGTGTAGAACGAATCGCTCGCTTCCATGATGGCGCTATAAAGCGCCTTCTCCACGGCCAGCCTCGCCTTACGACCCACCGAGGCGAAGAGTTGCTGGAACGCGTTCACGTCGTCGTTGATCAGCGCGTCGCGGCTGTACGTCAGCATCTGACCGCGCGTCTCCAGGCGATTCGTGTAGGTCGTCTCGTTCAGCTTGCCGTGCTTGATCTCGCCGGTCGGTCCCACTTTGGCGAATTCGCCCGTGTGATCGAGGCGGAACATTGTGTAGGTGAGGAAGTTGTTGAAATCGGCCTGCTGCGCGATCCGCTCGTAGGTGCCATCCACCCGCGTGAACGAATCCAAGAGCAGCTTGTTGCCTACCGTTCCAAGCAGGCCGGGCAGATCGACCGTCGAGAAGCCGGCCTGGATTTGGTGCTGAACCACGGCATGGAAGAGTTCCAGACCATCGTGGGGCGCAGCCTTGCCGTCGGCCTGGAGTGCTGCAGCAATCGTCGCGTGGAGACCGCTGCTGCGGCGCTTCCAGGCGGCTTCGACGACTTGGGGACCGAAGTCGCGATCCTTCGCGAGCCACTCGTCGCTCAC